GTAGATACTAATGGTTCTACTGCAAGAAGAATGGCTTCTATCGATCAGCAAATTACGACATCTGTCGATGCGGGAGCTAACGCAACAGATCCGCTGACTGAGGCTAAAGTCTTGTCTTTACATCAAACCTGTTACGAGAACGGATCAGAGCCAACAATGTTAATTGTTAAGCCTGCTGATGCTTCTATCGTAGCTTCATTTGCCACAGCGACCGGACGGCAACGTGAGATAGATGCCAAATCTCTTGTTAACGTCATTGAGGTAATTTTGACCCCATTTGGCGAGTTGCGAGTGATGATCTCAAGAAACATCTTGAGCACTCACGCATTTATGCTCGATCCATCTATGTTCAAGCAATGTGTATTGAGACCATTCACTAGAACACTATTGAGTGTAACTGGTGATAGCTCTAAGCACTTTGTTGTTGGCGAGATGTCAATAAAGCATATGAACTTCGGTGACTCTGGAATGATCACTGGTTTGTCATAAGCAAATCTGTAGCAAGGCTCCCCTTTACTTATGTTTCTGCTCTCCTTACTTCGGTAAGGGGGGTCTTGTCTACTTTAAGGAGAACACATGAAAAAGTTTAATGATATCGAAGAAACTTTGATTCCTACAGATGACGAAAAAAGCTCTGTAGTAAAAAAAGAACAGCACGTTCCAAAAGATTTTTTAAAGTCATTGGAAAAACAACGCGATGATTCGTTTCACATGAAAGAGCGAGATTATATGTCGGTTGCATCTATTCCAGTGGCTGTCCATGAGCAATGGTTAAAAGAAGGTTTTGACCTTATGAAAGAACCAGCTCACAAAATTGTTGCTAGGTTAAAACAACAAAACCTAGATGCATTCGTCACAACTAAAAAAAGGGTTTAGTTATGAATAAGGGTGAAATCAGAAGTCAGTTTATAGCACTACTGAATCGTAGTGATTTAACGACATCGTTAGCTAATACATTCATAGACCAAAGTATTGCAAGAATACAGCGATCTCTTCGCATACCCTCTATGGAGAAAAAACAAAATTATAGTATTACAGCGTTAACGGATTCTGTGGTCATCCCATCTGATTTTTTAGAAGCCATTGATTTGTATTTTGAAGGTAGATCGTTAGAGCGAGTGCCTATGAAAGAAATGCAAGAGTTTAGAATCAATTCACTCAGTGGTACAC